ACCAAGAGCACGGGAGGCTTGAGTAAGCCCACCGTAGATGCCAGCAGCAATCCGGGACTGCGGATTCATGTTAGCAAACTGCATGGCGCGTTGACGATCAACTTCAGCCTGAGCCTGTTCAGGACTAAGCCCAGCATTGAGAAGACCAAGGTAAGGATTACCCATCATTCCATCAGCCATTATTAGCCTCCAAACAGTTTACCGATTAACTGAGCAACCGGATCAGACAAAGCACCAACAACAGCCGTGTTACGGTTTGCTGTCAGTTGATTAGCGGTATTCAGGCCTTGCTGTAACATCTGTGCAGCAGCGGTGTTGCCTGCTCCTAACTGAGCACCGGTGCTTAACGGCTGCATACCAACCTGTTCAACGCCTGCGGCCTGTTGGAAGCCAGTACTGAACGGAGCCAAAGCAGCTTCCTGAGCACCGTAGCCACCACGCTGAAGGTTCAGAGCACCGCCAAGCAAGCCTTGACCGAAGGCGACCTGTTGTTGTCCTGCCTGTTGCGCCTGAGTAGCCAACTGAGCATTACGCTGCTGCTGTGCGTTGTAGAAGGCTTCCATAGCCGGATTAGCAGCCCGCAGACCAGGAGCACCCATCGGAGTAGCGCCAGTGGCACCCATCGCAAGACCACCAGTACCGCGACGGAACTGTTGCGTCTGCAACTGTGCCAGAGCACGCTCATCCAGGGGAGCCAACAGCTCTTGTTGCTGTGCAAGATACTGCTGCGCCGCAGCCTGCGGAGTCTGTGCAACGTACTGCTGCCCTAAGCCAAACAAGCCTTGAGCAGCTTGGTTGATCTGCTGTTGCATGGCTTGCTGCTGTTGTGCCTGTTGCAGTGCTCCGCCGGAGATACCCAGAAGAGCCTCACGCATAGCAGCCACATCAGGGGCCACTTGATAGCCAGCACCTATCAGACGACCATCAGGGCCATACTGGAAGCCACTACGACCAAAGCGGGTGGTAACGCCTACGGGGCGGAACTGTGCCTGCTGCGCTGCTTGTTGAGCAGCCTGTTGTGCCCCACTAGCAGCCTGATTTGAAGCATAGATGTTGCCTGCGGTACTGATAAGACCACTTAAAAGGCCAGTATAATCAATAGCCATTAGTAGGTACCTCCATCAATGGTACCAGAGAATGTACCAGACAATGTTAGATTAGCCATCACAGTTGTTCCAGTATGAGTTCCATTGTTAGCATCAGGCTTCGACAGGATTGCAGAAGCTATGTTATTGTATTCGGTATCGATTTCCGTTCCCTTGATAATCTTCGAGGGGTTGCCAGAAACAAGACCGTCTTTGACAGCAAAGTTAGTTGTTTTGGTGTAGTTAGACACTTATGTACCTCTTTATCTTGTTTTACCAACCTTCGTGAAGACATCAATCTTCTGAAGTGAGAAAGGTTTACCGTTTACAGTTGTCTCAAAGCCTAGCTGAATAACCTTACCAGCGCCGCCGATATTGATTACTCTGTTATCGAAGGCTGATCCACCGTATTCACCGATATTGTACTCGGCAATGTTGTATTCAGCCACAGCGGCGTTAGCCAAGTTAAAGATTCGACTATTGTAGATGTCGGTGTAATCGTAACCAAACTTTAGTGAAATTGGATATCCTCCACCACCAATCGTCGTGATACCGACCTTCTTCATAATCTTTAGTGCCGTGGGCACACCGAAGTCGAAGTAGTTCGTGTAGTATCGTAAATTGTACGTAGCGTCGTCATCCTTGTATGTGTCGTACTTGCCCACATAACCAGGACGACCAAGTAACAAATCTTTGTTCTGTTTGTAGCAGAATGCTGTAGGAAGCAGCGCATCCCAAGTCGTAGCCCGTGCGGCACCATTCTGTAGCGTCACACGGATGTCAAAGCAGTACAAGATACCCGCAGAAGGTAATACTAACAGGTAGAAACCTTCTTTGTCTGAGTGTGCTGCTTTGATGTTAGATACATTACTCTCAATCGCAATCGCTGCTAACAGGTCATCACGGACATTAGCACTCAGGTCACGCAGCGGAGCAGACTTCTCCTGAATCACTCGCATCAGTGACTTTACGCCACTGTCTGACAGGAAGACAACATCACTGCCTGTGGTCACAATAGAGTCTCTGGCAACGCATCCTACGCCAGTGATCGCATCCTGTAGTGTAAGGCTTGCAGGGTCTTGTGCGTTAGCGTATATGAGAATCTGCCTACGACCAAACACGATCAGGAAGCCGTTATGAGCAGCTAATCCTACAATCTCATCTGCACCAGCAGGCCATATTTCACTGATGTCTAAGGTTCCAGCAGTTCCAGTAGACAGGACAAAACCACTGAGTAGATCAGAAAACTGAATAGTTGTTTTGTTACTGGTGTTATTGGCTGACCATGTACGACCATAAGCGCTGATAACGCAATTATTATTACTGACAGTTCCAACATAACCAGTCTTCTCCGACACCCTGCGGAATGTCGTGTTTGACACAGCAGGATCAAATATTAGAGGATCATGTCCAGACTGATACAGGTACAGGATACCGTTAAGAGGAGCCATCTGCCAGTTGTCAGAACTGATCGTGGGGGCTGTTCCACCACCTCCGTAGGTCAGAGTAGTCAGTGTAGAGCCAGACAGCTTAAACAGTTTGTTGTTACCTGCTGCAATGATGTAAGAGGTACCGTCATTAGCTATTAACTCTCCGATAGCATCAATGCTTTCAGAGCCAAGGTCAACATTACCAGTATGCTGTCTAGTCCATCCTTTTCGTGCTCCGATACGACCAAACTTGTCAATCACACAATTGGCTGCAACCGTGGCAAAGCCAGACTCAAGGGAAACGATAGAGTCTTGGGTGTTTAAACCCATGAATCCTGGCGCAGCAATCGAAGTAGTTAATAACTTTGCTACCATTATACACTCGTCCAGGTTACTTGCTCGTCGTAGCGGTTAGCCTCAAGAGCAATCGCATCCGACAAAGCAAGACGATACTTTTGATACAGTTCACTGAATGACTGTCCACCATCTTCACCTCGTTCAGCAACAGCGTTAGCGTATGCTAACATCTGCACCAAGTGAGGAGGAACTTTAACCAAGTCACCGTTGGCAGACAGGTCAGTCTGAGGAATGTTCAGATTGAAACGCAATGAATAGACAGCATCAGGTTGTGGCCAGACACGGACAACATTGTCGTCGTTGCTCACACCGTCAAATGCATAGTAGATCGGAGCAGCATTCTGGACATCAGCGAGATAATACTGTGTATCCAACCAGTCAGGAGACACCTGATACATCGGGACATCTTCAGTCTCATTCATAACCATGTCAACCTTGAATCGTTGACCTGATCCAGTCAAAGTGTATGCTTGTTGTCCAGAGACAGTAGGAACAACAATCGTTTGACTTAAAGCATTCCAAGAATAAGCATCTTCAATTTCACGTTTAGCGTCATTCACTAAAACACCAATCAATGAACTGTAAACAGTATCATTAACAGAAGACACTTCTTGTTCTCTTAAACGAATAAGAACATTGTTAACAAGTTGTAAATAAGTCGTTGCCATTAGTTTTCCTTGGTGTCTTTATAAGCAATCATTGTACTAGAAGTAGAAAAACCTGTCAATAGGTGTCTGCACTAGTGTTGTGCTTTTACAACAAACTGGAAGATCATAAATAGTGTAGCTACAACAGCCCAAGCACCCATGCCCATGTTTACCCACCGTTCAACCTTACGATCTACTCTTGTAATGCTCTTATCAAGTTCTTCTGTCTTGTCCTCAAGGTCGTCAATCCTAACACCTTGAGCAGTCTGACGCTCTTCAACGAGGATCAGACGAGTCACAGCATCGGTTAGTTTGTCTACTTTGCTTTCGATACGTTTCAAATCCTCGTTGAAGCCTGCATCCATGTTACTTCTTAGCCTTCTTCTTGGACATCCCAGCCTCTGACAAGGCAATCGCTACAGCCTGCTTACGGCTCTTAACAACTGGGCCTTTCTTGCCGCTATGTAAGGTACCTTCCTTGTACTCTTTCATAACTTTCTCAACTTTACTGGGCTTCTTCATCATAGGTTCCTCGCTAAGTATT